TCCCGCTGGGCACCGTCTACCCGTGGCCGATCCCGAACAACCAGTACACGATCTTCCTGACCGTGATGCAGACGTTGCAGCAGTTCGAGACGATCAACGACACGATCACGCTGCCGCCTGAGTACAGCGCTGCGCTGATGTGGAACCTCGTGCTGGAACTGGGCGTCATGTACGGCCTGCCAGAGAACCCGCGCGCCGAGAAGAAAGCGGAAGCGTCGCTTCGCATCATCGAGCAAGCGAACGCGCAGATCCCGCTGTTGCAGATGCCGACGGCGCTCAAGAAAGACAGCGGCACGTACAACATCTACGGCGACTACTACATCGGGAGCGTGACCTAATGGCGCGTTTCGCTCTCACCGTCGGCGCGTACGAAGCCCGCAGCATAATCGCCGCGGCGCAACGGTGCGTGAACCTCTACCCGGAAAAGAACCCGGAGGGATCGCCCTTCCCGTTCACGTACTACCCGACACCGGGACTCACGCTGCTACTGTCTGTGACGCCGACGACGGGCAGCGGCTGGCGTGGTCTGTGGCCCGCATCGAACGGACAGCTGTACGGCGTGTGCGGCTCGTCCGTCTACGCGATTTCGTCGTCCTGGGTAGCGACGAAGCTGGGGGACCTGCAAACAACGAGCGGCCCCATTTCCGTGACGGATAACGGGAACTATGCGTTGATTGTGGATGGTTCGCACCAAGGCTATTCGATTACCTTGGATAACAATACATTCGCTGTGATCACGGATCCGGCTTTCTTGGGTGGCATCACGGTCGATTACATGGACGGGTTCTTCATCGTGAACAACCCGAACACGCAGCAGTATTACATCTCTCTGGCCAATCAGCTGAAGTTCGACGCCACGGATTTTGCGTCGAAGTCGGGCTACTCGGACAAGCTTATCGGGCTCGGTGTGTCGCGCCGCTACCTGTACCTATTCGGCGATACGACGACAGAAATTTGGTTCGACGCAGGCGACGCGAACTTTGCGTTCGAACGCATGCCCGGAGTGTTCATGCAGTACGGCTGCATGGCTGCGGCGACCATCGCACAGATGGACGGGGAGTTCTTCTGGCTGGCCAAGTCGGCGCAAGGACGTGCCATCGTATGCAAGACAAACCAGTTCACAGCACAGAAGGTGTCGACGTTCGCCCTGGATAACGAACTAGCCGACTATTCGACCCTGGAAGACGCACAGGGCTTCACGTATCAGCTGGGTGGGCACTTCTTCTACGTGCTGAACTTCCCCACTGCGAACAAGACGTGGCAGTACGACTTGAGCACGGGCCAGTGGAATGAACTGGTCTGGCTCGACGCCGACGGCAACGAGAACCGCAGCCGCGTGAACTGCCATGCGTCGATCTACGACACGGCCGTCGTAGGCGACTGGGAGAACGGCAACCTGTACGCCTGGGACCTGAACGCCTACACCGACAACGGCAACCCTGTTCCGCGCATCCGATCATTCGCACATTCGACCGACGACAACTCGGACCGGATCCGCTATCGCGAGTTCATCGCAAACATGGAAGCCGGCAATGGCGACGGATCGTATGGGCCTGTGCCGGTCTTCCTGCGCTGGAGTGACACGCGCGGCAAGACGTGGGGCAACGCCATCAGCACGACGCTGGGCCTCGAAGGTGAGTACCTGACGTCCCTTCAATACCAGCGCCTGGGCATGGCGCGCGACCGCGTGTTTGAGCTGTCGTGGTCTGCGCCGGTGAAGACCGCCCTGCTCGGTGCCTGGGTTCAAGCGGAGTCGAACAACCAATGAGCAACTACGCCGCCGACGTCCCGCTCATCAACGTGCCATTCGTGCGTCCGGATGGGCGCGTTAGCGAAGCATGGTTCATGTTCCTTATCCAGCTGTTCCGGCGCACTGGTGGAACGAGCGGAGATGCGCTTGAGGATGTGGCGGTCAACGTGGCCACGCTGGCGGACGATCCGGCCATCAGCAACCTGTTCGACGCACTGGAGAACACGAATGTTCAGATCCAGACGGATGCGGATGACCCTCCCGACAAGGCATCGAGGGCCGATCTGATCGCGCAAAGCGTTGCGCTTGCACTCATCCTGCAAGAGGCTCAGGACGTGCTCACGAAGCTGCGTCGCGCGATGCAGGATGTCGTTATCGACCAACTGACGCCGCTCGATCCAATTCGCTCGATGGCCTACCAGGATGCTTCGAACGTGAAGATCAAGGGCGGTTCGATCGATGGAACTCCAATCGGCGCAACGACGCCGAACACGGCCAAGTTCACGACGGTGCAGGCCAGTGGCCAGATCACCAGCACTGTCGCTACCGGCACGGCTCCCTTCGTTGTGGCGAGTACGACCCTCGTGCCGAATCTTCACGCAGCGACCGCGGACAGCCTGGGCACGGCCGGCACTTACCCGGCCGACGCAACTGACCTGCCAACCGTCATCGCGCTCGCGAACTACATCAAGAGCCGCAACATTTCTAAGGGAGTTTGACCTTGACGATTACCGCAAAACAGATGGTGGCGCCGCAGCAGCTGACGAACGCTGACGCCGCGTACTACACGGTCCCACAGAACACCACTGGCGTCATCAAGCGCGCGACTTTCACGAACACGAGCGCGGGGGCGGTGACGATCACGGCGAACATCGTAGCTGCGGCCGGCGCTTCCTCCGCAGCAAATCGCGTGATCGATCCGCAAAACACGGTGCTATCTGCTGGCCAAACCTACGTGGCCCCCGAACTGGCTGGCAAGACGATGCCGGCTGGGACGATGCTTCGGATGCTCGCCAGTACAGGGGCCGCAATCACCGTGGCCGTGGACGGAGTGGAGATCGTCTGATGACGCAGATGAAGGTTGAACGCACCCACGATATGGAGCAGGTGAATTCAATCATGAAGAACCCTGCGATTTGGCCGCATATCCACGAAGACGGTACGGCAGACGATTACCGCCCATCCGATCACGAAGGCCTTCATTGGATGGTCGTGAGAGATGGCGACGAGGTTCTAGGAATGTTCCTCGTACATGCCCGCGGCGAGGTGTGCTTCGAGATGCACACGTGTTTGTTACCGAATTGCTGGGGACGACGTGCGGCGCAAGCGGCGCAGCTGCTAGGCAAATGGGTCTTTAACGAGACGCGGTGCGAAAAGCTCGTGACGTCTGTGCCGAGTTACAACCGCTTGGCACTTCGGTTTGCGATGGCGGGTGGGATGCGGAAAGAAGGGGTCAATCAAGCGAGCTATCTACGGAACGGCGAACTAGTTGACCAAATAATGCTTGGAATCACTAAAAAGGAATGGCTATGCCAGCAGCAGCTCTCCCATTAGCAATCGGCGGGATGGCAGGTGCTACCCTTATCGGTAGCAAAATGTCGTCGGATGCTGCAAAAAGTGCAGCCAGCACTCAGTCAGACGCCGCAAATCGCGCTGCGGATTTGCAAATGCAGCAGTTCCAGCAGATGCAGCAGAATCTGGCGCCGTACATGCAATTGGGGACGTCGACCATCCCGATGCTGCAGCAGATGCTGGGCGGCTCGCGGCTGAACACGCCCTTTTCGTTCAACCCCACGATGGAGCAGTTGGAACAGACGCCGGGCTACCAGTTCACTCTCCAGCAGGGCAACAAGGCTCTCGACAACGCCATGGCGGCGAAGGGGCTGAGCCTGTCCGGCGCCCAACTGAAAGGGCTCGACGCCTACAACACAGGCCTTGCGAGCCAGACGTTCCAGCAGCAATACCAGAACGCACTCCAGAATTTCAACACCAACTACGGACAGGCAGCAGACCAGTACAACCGCGCGGCTGGTCTCGTGAAACTTGGACAGAATTCTGCTGCCGGCGTCGGGGATGCTGGTATCCAGACCGCATCCAACATCGGGAACAACATCACTGGCGGCGCAAATGCCTTGGCCGCAGGACAGATTGGATCGGCGAATGCATTGAGCGGTGGCTTGTCGGGGCTGGGTGCCAATGGGCTGCTGTACTCACTATTGAAAGGCAATAGCCCGGCTTCTGGAGTCTACATATCTGAACCCAGCCTGCCGGCTTTGCAAATGCCCGCGATGAATCCGATGGGCCAAATCAGCGTTGGAGGCTAATATGCCAATTGATCCTTCTATCGCGCTAGGCATTAAGCCGCCGGAGCCATTTGCGGCCCTCCAGCAGCCAATTCAGGCTGCCTCGACCCTCCAAGGGCTGCGACAGAATCAAACGCGCCTGAACGCGAATCAGGCCATTTCCGACGCCTATCGGCAGTCGGTAGACCCGAGCACGGGAGAGGTCGACTTCGGCAAGCTCCAGGCGCTCGCAAGCCAGAACGGCGCCGGCGCATTCCTGCCTGAGTTCATGGGCCAGATCGCGCAGCAACGCAATTCGCAGCTCCAGTACGACACCGGCAAGCTGGAACAGGCGATGAAGCAGCAGCAGGCCGTGCGCAGTACGATCGGCTCCGTCGCACTCGACCCGAACCTGGGCAAGACCGACATGTCGCAGCACATCGCGCAGCAGATCGTCGGCATGGTTCAGAATGGGATCCTACCGCAGGACATGGCCATCCGCGAACTGAAAAGCATCCCGGGCGATCCCGCGTTGCAAGCCGCCTGGGTGCGCAACCACCTGATGAACTCGCTGAGCGGCGAAGCCAAGATCAAGGCGCTGATGCCGCAGATTCAGGCGATCAACACTGGCGGCGCTACGAATGTCGTGGCGATCAATCCGATGACGGGCGAACCGACCGTGACCGGCACGATGCAAAACACCGTTTCGCCTGACACCCTTGCACAGAACGTGGAAGTGGTCGATCCGAATACGGGGGCGCGCTACGTCATCACGAAGGGCCAGCAGCTGGCCGCCCAAGGAGGCGCTCCGCAGGGACAGGGCACCGGCTATACCGGCCGCTATCAACAGGGTGGCGTGCCGGGCGGTGTGCAAACGGCTCTCAGCCCGAGCCAGCAATCCGCGTTGACCGCGCAGGGCACGACGTCGAACACGGCCGCGCAGGAACTGCACAACTCTGCGGCCGACGCGCCGATGCGCCTGAACCTGTTGCAGCAAGCACGCGATGCCCTTCAGTATGGGGTCGATAAGGATGGCAACCCGATTAAGAATCCGCTTGATACTGGTCCTAGCTCCGACTGGCGCAACACCGCGAAATCGTTCTTCAATTCGATGGCTCCAGATCTAGCCAAGAAGATCGGATGGACTGGTGACGTCCAACGGTACGATGAGTTCAAAAAGATCCTCACGAACTATGCATCGTCTGTATCCGGTTCACTCGGTTCTGGTACCGACGCACGCCTGAACGCGGCAATCACGGGGAACGCCAACCCGAACATTTCCAATCTTGCCAACGAAGACATCCTGACCAAAACCATCGCCGCGGAGAAGATGCGAGCGGCGCAGGACTACGCCTTCCAGAACTCGGGGCTGACGACGGACAAGTTCAACCAGTGGCAGTCGCAGTGGAACAAGGCTGTCAATCCGGACGCCTTCGTGTTCACCTCGATGAGCCCGGAGCAACGGACCACGTTCCTGAAGCGTCAATCGCCTGCGCAGCTTGCCAAGTTCAAGAGTGACCTGGGCAACCTCGTTCGTGCTGG